ATTCCTTTTCAAAAGCCTTTTGCCATTTGTCTTTGTCTAACCTCAATTAGTCGTCTTTTAATTTGTTTACTTCTCTTATTGCCCAATCAACCCCGGCAGTTCCACCCCATAAGTTCCAAGCTACATAGCCGTTGTCCTTCCAAGGCTCTCCTTTATATCTAGGATCTATTTTTGCGTTTTCTCTGTGGCGATTAAATTGCGCCATTCTTTTAACAACATCTAAAGAAATGTTTTCTCTGTTTGCGAGTTGCGATGCTCTACGCCAACCTACTTCTGTTCCGGCAGTTACAACATCACGCCCATATTTTTCACGCCATTCAATCATCCTTTTAGCGTTATTAGTCGCAGATTGAGGATAATTATTATAGGTTTCTGCCTTAATTATTTCGTTTTTTTTTTGACCTAAAAACTTGTTTACGTCTAAATCTATTGGCTCAATAGGTAAATCAATATCACTTGGATTTGTAGGAATTAAATTAGCCGGTATAAAGTAATCGTCTAATTGAGTATTTTCTTCATCCTTTCCGTAGTTCATTGCAGAACGCTTTTCATTTGGCGTAATCCACCACGCTTTAGATAATTGGTCTACTACCTTTTCAGTTTCCTCTTGCATCTCAGGTATTACAGAAAAATCAAACTCAATACAAAGTTTGTCGCCATATTTAGGCGCTAACCATCTATTTAATTCGTCTTTAATTTTTACAAGTTCCGGGATAACTGCGTTTTGATACAATGCTTTTTTAGCCTCTTTCATATTGTTATAAGAGGATGAATCAGTATTGTTTAGTAATTGTACCGGCACATTGTAAATATTACACAAATCTTTTATTGAGGCGTTGTATTGCGCTATCAAAGAAACATCAGACGCATTTAGTCCAAAATTAACCCAAGACATTTTATTTGGAGTTATGATAATATCTCCGGCATTGTCTGAGCCTTGATGCTGACGTCTAAATTTATCTTTTAATTGTTGCGCTTGTACTTCATTAATGTCGCCCATCTCAGAAGTTAATAAACCTCTTGCAGTTTGGTTTTGTAGATATTTTACTCCCGTTTGTACGGCTTCATTGTTTGTTGTTAATGAACGCAAACCCGCTCTTAACGGCGATTGTCCGTACATATGTGATCCAGTACCATCGTAGTAAGGATTGAAGTCTTTAATATGGCAGATTTCAGATGCGTCAATATATTTTGTTCCGTTGTATTCTAATTTATATTTAGATACCGGCTCCATTATACCATTCGATATAATCTCCATCACTTGCGACGGCATAACATACAACTCAGTAAATTTGCCAACGTTTGCCCCAGTATCGGGGCCAATTCCGTAAATGTATCTGTTACCGGTTAATTTACCAAAAGCAATTAATTCAGTTAGCCAAGCGTTGTAAGATTGTGCCGGATTTGGTCGCTCTAATATTTTATGCAACTCAGTATCTTGTAATTCAACCAATGCGTTTTTTTGCAATAGAGACGCCTTTTGAATAGACGCTGAATCCATTATTCCTGAAGTTAAAGCCTTATATCTTTTGTAATCGTTTTCGTTTGTCTTTTCATAAACTTGAAACGGAATTGTTGTTGCCGCCTTTGTGATTAAATTTATCAAAGAATATATTGTTGCATTTTTTTGATAACCTTCCGTAATATAAGAATCATCGTTCTCATTGTTCCAAAGAACAGAATTACCTAGCCAATTATAAATGGCTCTGTTATATTGCTCGTTTGTGTTTTGATTTTTTTTTGAAAAATTGAATCGGTCAAAGAAAGATGCCATATTTTAAAGTAATATAAAATTTTCGTAAAAATACAAAATTTAAAATTGTTTTTAAACTACAAAAAAGTTGTTAATTAAATTCCTTTCGATAGCGTAGGAAGTTACGTCAATATGCTCATCGTGTTTAGCATTTGGAAACGTGCTAACTTGTTGTAAAAAAGCATCATTCCAATTATCTTTGACTAGGAAAACTCTACCGCCTTCAATAAATGGCGAGGATGCTCTCGCACGTTCTATTTTAGAATACCTAACAAAGTTTGTTTTTATTTCTGATACATTGTATCTAGTCTCACGCCTTAATAGCTGCACAAGCGATTTTCCGGATGCTTTAGGCTCGACTAATATTTGAGATATTGGAACTCCGCAAGATTGCACAAAAGAGGTAACAAAGTTTTTTAGTTCAGGCATTTCCAAGTACTTGTCAATGCTTTTAAATATGTAAAGATTGTCGCCGCTTTTACCGCTTATTTGTATTCCAGTCGGATCGTTTCTCGTGTCTTTAGTATAAGCGCCATCAATGTACATTTCAAAAGATATATCGCTCGGTAACTCGGCTCTGTGTATAATATTAAACCAATCTTTTCTCCACTCTCCACCTTCAGGAGGCGAAGGGATTTGTAAATACTGACCACTAAAAGTGTATCTGTCCGCTTGGCGTATTGCTTCAAGTTCCTCAAAAGAATGTTTCTCGGGCCATAATGCATTGTTATCGTCATCTAATGCTGCTAACTTCAAATGATGCCATTGCTCTCCACTACCGCCATCTAATAAATAACCGCTCAAATCTTCCTCGTGTAACCTCTGCATAATAACGATAATAGGAACATCCCTATCATTAACCCTTGACCTAATAGTTGTATTGTATCGATTGTTTATAAATGACCGCCTAACGTCAGACAATGCGTCATCAGGTTTTAATGGATCATCAATTATAATTGCTCCACCAGTACCCGCACCAAACCCGGTAATTGCACCTCCTGAAGATGTTGCATAAACTCCACCGCCTTGCGTTGTGTACCATTTCTTTTGTGATTGTGAATCCTTTTTTAGTTGTAGATTCCAAATGCTTTGATAGGCGTCTGAATTAATATATTCTTTTGTCATTGAACTATTATCTAACGCCAACGAATCTGAATAAGATAAATGAATAAACTTTGCCATTGGATTTTTAGCAAGTGTCCAAGCGATAAACATTTTAACGGCTATTTCAGTTTTTCCGTAACGTGGAGGTATATTAATTATAAGGCGTTTTATTTCGCCGTTATGAACTTTGTGTAATGTGTTGGCTAATGTTCTATGAAACTCTGCTGCCTCGAATTTATTTCCGGTGTTTTCTTTGAAAATATAACGAGTAAAAAACAAAAGCGAATCTTCACATTTTTGTTTAATTATTTCGTTAATATTCATCGTTTAAAATGTCGTCTATTTTCTTTTTTGCTTCGTTTGATAGTTTGCTAACATTCACGTTAGCATTATGTTTTATTTCTTGCCTTGAGCCGTTTAATCTATGCGCTTCATCCTCTGTGGCAATCATTTTCATAAGCGCTATTTGTAGCGTTGCGCTTTCTGATTTATACCATTTGTTTCGCATTGAAACTTTAATATCTATTTTGTTTTTACTAAGTGCGTCCTTTATAGTGTCTAATTTGTCTAAGTTGTGATTATAAAAGGTTGCCCTTGAGCAACTTACATAAGCAACTACATCTTCAATAAAGAACAGTTTATATTTTTCTATTGCCGCAAGGCTTTGAGTTATTAACTTTTTTGTATCGTGTGCCATAACGCAAAGTTAAAAAAATATAAATACATAAAAAAACCCCCTATTTCTAGGAGGTTATTCTGTTAGTTATTATTTGTTTTATTTATTTAGTATTGTTTCAACTGAATTAATCATAGATTTAACTTTTTTAATTTCATTTGCGTACCAAGTATGTTTTCCTATAATTAAAATTTCCCTATCATCATTTTCTTGTAGAGCTTTTTTATTTGATTCTGCACCCTCTTTTGTCCATAATGACGGTAGTTCTTGAAATCTATAATCTAATATTTTCGATCCATCTTTTTTTAATCCGATTGTTAAAACACCACCTACTGAAATTACATAGTTGTGTGATAAGATACTGTTTCTGTACATTCCTTGTTGAAATGATAATCTTGCTAAATAGTCTTTTGACCTTTCTACTCCTGATTGTAATTCGTTTCTTAATTCTTTAGTTAAATTTGCCATTTGTTTAATATTTTAAGTTTAGTTTGTAATTATACACCAAAAGTAAAAGAATTTTTTCAATTACACAAGAAAAAACAAAAAAATTTTTAAAAAATAAAAAAACCTCCCATTTCTGAGAGGTACAAACTTAAATTTTATGAAAAAGAATTTTAAACTTGGTCGTTCTTAATTCTCTGCTAAATTATAATTTTTCTTTTAATTGTGCAAATTTATTTTCCGCACAATTCGCAAACTTCTTTGTCTGTATCGTTTTTATCTTCTTGGTCATCATCAATAGGAACATCATAAACGGGTAGATCAACCCCCCATTCTACTAATTTTTGAACATCCCATTCATTCGCTAGTATATCCCAATCCCACTCTCCAAAACCTACATTGTCTTTAACAATAAACTCTTGCTTCTGTTCTTCTGTCCAACCTTGTGCAATATCAATCCAAACCTCAAACAACCCGGCAGACTTACAAGCCTTTAAACGCATATTTCCGCCAAGAACAACCATATTCTCATCAACTACTATTGGCCTTTTCTCCAACATCTCAGGAAACGCCTTAATTGACTTGACTAATTTTTTAAATTTAGAATCTTTTATAAATCTTGGATTGTCCAGATTTTCTTTTACAGATGCAATGTTTACTTTTTTTTTCAAAAGAGTAATTATTTATCTTGTGTAAACCAAACAAAAGAAATTCCAACTACCGCAATAAAGAATTGCAAACAATGTTCTGTTTCTCCGGTTAAATCTGTTTCGCCAAAATCGTCATCCATATTAGAGTTCCAATAATTAGCGCCAAAGCAAATGCCGAATAAAGCAAAAATAGTTGTGTTGAAGTTTATGTTCATACTTGCCAGTATTTTTTGTAAATATACAAATATAATTCTATAACTTTTTTTTGTGCTTCCTCTTGTGTGTATATTTTTGGCGATATTTTATTTTCGCCATTTTCATTAATTTCAACTTTTAAACCTTTTTTTGTAGGTAAAACTCCGACTGTAACATTGTTTTTTATGCACCATTGCATTGCCTTTCTGTGTTCGTCTGTTTGCGGTATGTTTATTTTTTTATTTTTAGGCATTAAAAAAGAGTTGTTTGAACACTAGGTTTATAACTTGCATCGTAGTTTTTGTTTTTTCCTTTTGGATATGAAAATACTTTGTATTTTAATTTATTAATCATATTTTTTTTGTCATTTTTGTTTCCTAAAAAATAAAAATATCTGTGTTTTCTTGATCTTTCAACTTGATAAACATTATCTTCTCCAAACTTTTGTTTAAGAAGTTCAACTTTATTTAAATGACCATTTGTATCACTTCTTCCAACCATATCCATAACACTTGCAGAATGTAAATGTTCATAACCTTTTACCATATAATCCATAAACTCAGCAGAAAGACCAGTATAAATCCAGTTTGTAGCTTGATAAATATATCCATTATGATTTTGAGAACTATCTGCGTATGAAACTATAACTTTAGGATTTGGTAATTGTTTTAAACATTGTCCTAAAAAAAACGAACAAGCGTTTTTATCTAAATCATCATTTGTTACTAATCTATTTAATTCTAAAAAATTATCTTGATATTCTCCTTTAAAAGCGTGTTGAACTAATGCGTGTGCAATCGGTCGTCCAAAAGAACAAACACCAACTGTTATATTCTGTTCATTTAAGAGAGCAAAACAAAAACTTATACTTGGTATTCTTTTTGCATAATGTTTTTTCAAAAACCATTCTTTTACTGTTTCTGTTTTTATACTTATAACTCTATATTTATTTTTTATACTCATAATTTTACTTTTAAAATGGTACATTATCATCGGTTACAACTTCAAACCTTTTTGTATTTAAATCGACATCCCTATAAACACCGCCGTTTTTAAAATCAGGAGCAATATCAAAATCGCCAAGTTGTCCGTTTTCTTTTCGTTTTACTTTTTCAACATACATTTTCACAATATCAGAATCAAATTTAGTACGTTGGCCAATACATCTATAAACTATTAATCCGTTGTAAGCCTTATTAAAAAAGTCAGCAGAGCCACTTATATCATACAAAGTTGGTTTTTTATAGTTTCCGTTTTCGCTTTCTATTTTTCTAGGGTGCGCCACTAAAAACAAATGTGTATTTGTTTGCTGACAAAATTGAGTAATTTCTGATAATACTTTTCCGATATAAGAATGGTCTCTTTGTGCTGAATGGTCGAGCATATTCCAAGGGTCAATCACGCAAACATTTATTCCTTTTTGAAATACTAACTCTTTAAAATGATTTAATATTGCTTTTAGAGTTAAATTTTCTAAATCTATTTTAACCCAATAAAAATGGTCTTCAATAAAATCTTTTGTATTGTTTAGTTGATTGTTGTCGCAATTTGTTTCGTTTAATTTATTAGCAATTCTTTTTATGTGGCCCTCGTATGGAAATGATTCAGGAGCAAAGATTGCGCATCTCATATCGTAGGTAGTTGCTAGGTTGCAAAATATTTGGTCAATCACATCAGACTTACCTGAATTTGGTATTCCCGTAACAACTGACCACTCTCCTAAAGACATTTTAAAATATGTATCTGAATTCGGCAAACCTATTGAATAGTTTTTAACTCCCGCCTCATTATAATTTAAAACCGATTGCCAAATATCATCAACATTTAAAACGCCCTCTAAAGGAAAGTTTTTAGCGCCTTTGATAATGTTTCTTAATGTTTCTGCTCCCTTAGATATTAAAATCTCGTTAGCATCGTTATAATCGCCAAAATCAACGTATTTACAACGATATGCGCCAAACCTTCTTGCAAGTTCTTTTCTGAGTTCAATTCCCGGATTGTCGTTATCTGTGCAAAGTATTATTTCTTTTTTGTCTTTAAAGTATTGCCAACAGTTATCTAAGTATTCTAGTCTTTGGCTTCCTTTAGACGCACCATTTGGAACAGAACAAACGGAATAGATACCCGCCTCGTGTAAAGTCAAAGCATCCATTTCTCCCTCAACAATATAAATTTTGTCCATTTCTTTTATATTGTCAAGGCCATAAAATATAAGTTCCGCACCTGAAACCATTTTAAAATTCTTTTGCGAATCTCTATATTTTATGTTTACAAGTTCATTCTCTCGGTAGTAGTTAAAGTTTACGGCTCTACGCTTTGCATTTACTTGCGGAAAATATTCCATTGATTGCCCTACTTTCCAATGTTTTAAAGTTGGCTCTGTGATGCCTCTACCCTTAAACCATTCAATAACTGGCTCAGAAATATTTAGTTTTATTTTTTGAGGTACAATATACTCTTGCTTTTTCTCAAATTTTGTAGTACCTCCAAAGCCGCAGTTGTGGCAATTCCATAGGCCTTTGTCTAAATCTACTGACAAACATTTATCACGTTTGTTTTTTCTTGTATGGCTACACTTTGGGCATTGTGTTTTAATTTTGCCGGTCGTTTTATTGCCGACATCAATATTGAAGTCTTGAAATGTTTTCATTAAGTTTTGTTTGTTTTTTTTAAGGGCGCATGCGCCCTTTTTGTTTTAGATTTTTGTTATATTTTTTTGAAAAATTTTCGCCTTTTTTTCATTGTCAAAATAAAACTTTTGTAATTCTCCATTTTTTATAACATCTAATCTAAAAGATGTCCTTTCAATGTTAGTTCTTAATCTTGTTTTCATAAAATATATTGTTTGTTTTCGCTAAATTAGAAAAAATATTTTAATTTTTCAAATCTGATATTTGTTTTTTTAAATCATCAATCTTTTGTTGCTTTAACTCTGATAAAAATTTAAGTCTCAAAATATCTAATTTACTAGGTAAAAACCAATCATCAGGATATGTTACCTCTAAATATCTCTCTATTTCTTTTAATGTTTCCTCCATTACTTTAATTGTTTTGATTTATTAATATTTATTGTCGCTACTTCTTTGTTTGTTAAATTGTTGTTTTTAAAGTCTGTTGTTTTTGGCAGAGGTTTTTTAAACCATTTAAGTTTTAGATCCTCTAACTCAAATAAAAAAATTCCTTTCGGTGTGCTATTTATGTAAATTGGAACATCGCTAAACTTTTTTGATTCTTTTATTAGATATTCGTATTTAGGTTTTTCAATTATTAGTTTATCATAATGCGCAGCTCTGCATTTTAATTCTATTCTATTTTTTGTTTCAATATCGTAACAATCAGATTTTGAAAAATTATCGCTAGTATCAACTAACAAATTATAATAGTTTTTTGATAACCAATCAAACAAATCAGATTCACGCCATTTTGATAGGCTTTTA